GCATTAGGAAAAATTTGTCTAATTCTACTAATTATTTGTTTTACTGTCAACCTTCTTGAAGCCATTAATCAAAATCCTCCCAATTAATTTGTGAAGACTCCCAATAACCTGCACCCTTCAACAAAGGTCCTGCTTCTTCCCATTTGTTTCCAACAAAATCAAAATCTGTAGTTGTTGTTAATTGAACAGAACTCCAAGAAGTTGTTTGTGCACTTGAAGAACCTGTTCCTGCTACAGTTAAAGTCCAAGATGTAGATTGAGAACTACTTGAGCCTGTTCCTAAATTTACAGTTGTAAATGCTCCCATTATGCACCATCCAATAATAATTGTATACCTTTGTCATAATCAGCTTGCAACTTTTGTTGCTGAGCTTGATAAAAATTATACTCTTGTACAAATTGTTGCATTTCACTTGACAAAGACTGAACACTTGCTGAAGACAATTCAGTATCCTCTTCAGATTCTATTAAATGTCTTACCTTTTCCCAACCTTGTGAGCTTGCACTTGAAGATGAAAAAGAACCATCTTGGTCAGAATGAATAGGTATTTTGCTTTGATAAGCTGACAATGCAGCTTGTAAAGATTTTATAGCAGCATATATAACCACTAAATATTCTGCATCATCAGGAAATTTTGTAATAGCACTATCACCAAATGCAACACTAGGAAAATTTAAAGTTTCTACATCTGCTGTTTTAGTTGCAGTAGGTGTTGGATAAATCACTACGACTCCATTATGAATATAATATGCTGGGTCAGTAGCTGTTGCAAAAATAACCTCTGAACTATCAGATATCCTTCCTCTTAACCTTGGATCTACTTGCCTTGCAGGTTGTTGTATAGTGCCATCAGACCTTGTAACAGATAATATTTTGCTTGTACCTAATGTTAAAGTTGTTGATGAATTATTCAAAGTATTTGTAGTTCCATACTTTCTTTGAATGTTAATAGGTAAAGCATTTAAAACCTCTTTTGCACCATCAGTTAAAAATTGTGTTAACTGTGTTTGATTAGGGTTTGATGAACCATCTATACTAATAGTAGTCAATGCTTCTACTTGTGCTTCAAATGTTGCCATTACTTCTTCTTATGAACCATTTGAATATCAAACTTAGCCATTAAACTAGCACCCTTATGTTTTTTAAATCCTGTTTTAGGATTCTTCATAAGTTTATATCCAGTCTTACCTGACTTCATCCAATGAAAACCTTTTGGAGCTTTTACAGACTTTTTCATGCAGGTCCTCTATATCCTAGCAAAGTGGCATTAGAATTAGTGTGATTTACAACTCCTGTAAATCTACCAAAAATAACATCACCTGGTCTTAAAAAAACAGCACCTAGGTCATCACCTATTTGAGATGTTGCAGATTGTATTTGCACAAACTGAGATTCAAAAGCTGTTGTTCCAGGAGTAACTGCACCAACACATTGCAATGCTATAAACACATTACCTGATTCAGGTGATTGTGTATTACTATTATGCTCTCCTATAACATCAAATCCAGCTTGAAACAATTGCAAGTTTGATGATTCCATGCTTGTATATTTATGTATACTCATTATTTTTCCTAACTTTTCTTTAAGTTAATTTACTAAAATCTTAGGGTTATTGGGGATAACCTTTTATTGATTATCCCCCACCTACCCAAAGGTGTAATCCTTATTTATTCGGATTATTTATGATTGGTCAGCAAAAACTATTGCTGTATCAGTTGCTGAAATCACAGATCCATTAACATACCAATTAACGCCATCACAGACTAGTTTTACATAAGTACCTGCGATAGGTGTTAAGATAGAAAGTTTTGAATTACTATCATTATCACTATCTACGACTTTGGTATCATCACCACCGTCATCAGTATCATGCTGGACTAAACCACCAATAAAAAAATTAGTGTCATCTCCACTTGTTATTATCCAATCTTGTGCATCTGCTGCAGTACCACCATACCATAGCTCATATGCAAGCCCTCTTTCTTCAGAAGGAAGAGAAATTGTTGCATCTGCTGAAAAGTCAGGGCAAACATGAATTTTGCCACTATCACTTTTTGCTAATGTTATAGCTGCTGCATTTGGTAAGAAAACAACATCTTGACTTACACCACCGAAATTACCACTATTTGGTTCTAATACACTTGCTCTAGCCATATTATAAGCCCTCCACATTATACAATGCGTGAGTTTCTGGTAAAGCAACTTCAAGACCTGCTTCAGTCAAGACTATGTCTTTTCTGAGATCTTCGTCTGCACTTTGAACATCAGTCATAATTTGTGTGTCTCTGTTCATTCCATTACCTACCAATGGTCTGTAATAGATATTTCCCATATCCACTAATGCTAACATACCAGAAGCAAATCCTCTAAACAATGGTTGTTTAATGAATTGAATACTTCCATGTATTGTGTCTAACATCATCACTTTATGTCCAAATGCACCATTCATTTCTTTTAATGGTGATTGAAGTTGTACTTGTGTGCTTGCTGTAGTAACATCAAGAAAACCACCATCACCAATTTTATTTAATTGTGTGATAACTGGTAATCCTGCCATTCCTAGTTTTTCGCCTGAACCACCTCGTGCTGGGTCAAAAATAACTTCGAGGTCAGATAAGAACCTATCATAGGTTAATTCTGCTGTAGTAGAAGACCTGTAGTATGGAGTTCCAGATGTATAACTGAAAGCTGAATTATCAGTTGTTGGATTTGCATTTTTTACAATGTGTCCTACAACACCCTCAGTATACTGAATGCCACCTACACGAGCTTTTTGTCCAAACAACATAGCTCTTTCAATGTCTACTTTATGTTCACGAAGTTTTAGAGCCCAAATTCTATCCCACTCATATCCGTATCCACGGAAACGAGTAGCCATAGCAGTATTAGACATTTCTGCTGCAGTTTTAAAGATTTGAGTGTATCCGAAGTCATCTTCAATTTCACTTGAAAATGCATCAGGTCCACCTGTACCTTCTGCAAATGAAGTACCTACAATTTGTGCAACATCATTATCTGATAACACATTGTAACCACTTACATTAGAGTTTGAAACATCAATAATTTTTCCTGTAAAACTTGATGTGCTACCTTGGTCAGTAACAGCACTCTCTACACGAACTAATGCTTGTGCATAGCCTGCTGTACTGTCAACAGTAGAAACAGCAAAGACCATACCTTTAATAAGGAAGTCTACACTTGCTCCACCAGCAGTATCTACGGAAAAAGAATAAGATGTTCCAGCACTCACAGCAGACCCACTATTTACATCAGCAGCAAGTAAAAAAGACCTGTTTGAGAAATCAATCTTAGATCTATTCTCAAGGTATCTGAAGACTGGGTCATCAGTTGGCTCTTTTGATACATTGCTTAAGTATGTAAAAAATGGTGTTTCTTCTGGAGTTAACTCTGCAACCCTATCGGAGAAGTCGTATAACCGTCTTCTATCAGGGGCTTGTCCAACACCAGCACTAGTGGCAGCAGCAGTAATATCGCTTGATAGCTTTGTTCCTGTTGTAATTGCCATTTATATGCTCCTATTCGGTTTATTATTTTACGGAAGCTAAAGGAAGTTTTCCAGCACCAGAAGCACCTAATACCCTTTCGAATGCAGTATCAGTATCACTCTTTTCTACAGGTGCTTGTCCTTGAAGGACTCCTGCTGATTGAGGTGTTTGCTGATTTGCTTTGACAGCATCAATTGAGTTTTGGGTTTGGTTTCTATTACCTTTAACATCTTTAAATAGCTTCACTAAGTTACCTATACCAACTGCTTCTTTCGGTTGATTAGACCAATCTAAAAATTCTGATATTTCATTATCACTCATTTTATGTTTTGTTCTTAAATCAGTTACAGTTTGGTTTAGGAATTGTCTCTGTTGTGCCTGTTGTTCCCTCTCAGCAAATTCATTTCGTACTTTAGCCATGGCATCGGAAACTACTTCCTCTTCTTTTTTTCTACGAAATTTATAAGATGGTGAGTCAGGTTTATAATAGGCATCCCATGGATTAAATTCACTTTCATCTACTGTAGTCTCTTGTTTCTTTGAACCACCATTTGGGTCAACAATCATTTGTTCTATGGTTTGTGTAATATCAGGTCTTTTTTCCAAAAGGTCTCCAATTGGTTTTAACTGTGCTAATCTTGCATTCTCTGCTTGAACTCTGTCATGCATAGACTGAAATTTTTTAGCTTCAGCTTGCCAATCAGTATTATCTGATATTGGTTGCTCCATAGTTTGTTCAGGTTGCTCCATAGTTGATGTTTCTGGTTCTTGAGCTGCTACCGTATCTTTTACCACATCTAATCCATCATTTTTGGTTTCCACTTCATTTTCTCCTTCCTAAGATATCTCTAAGCCTTTAGAGCCTGACTAATCCGTTCTGCTTCTCGTCTTAATCTCTCTGCTTCGAGCCTTACCTTATTTTGCATTCTATTGGATTCCACTCTTCTATCTGCTTCAGATTTTGCAGCTATTTCAGCCAAACGAGTTTTTGTTTTTTCAACAGCAACTCTTTTTCTGTCAGCCACAGATTCTCTTTCAGCAGTTTGCAAGTCTCCCTGCAATTTCTTTACTTGACCAGAAAGGGCTTGTAGTTGTGAAACTAATTGTTGTCTTTCATCTGTTCTTCTCAAGATTCCCTCCTTGTCAAAAATCTCTGGGTTTTTCTTTAACACTTCTACTTTATCAATAAGACCCATCTTATATGACTCCATGTAAACACCAAGCTCTGCCCATTTACTTGTTGGTAATGTTGAACCTGATTCTATCTTTACATCGTGTTGATCTAGTTTATATCTATCTTTTGCAATATCTAATATAGGTTGTGTTTTATTATCATAAACATTTACCATTGCTTCTGTTAAATCATTGTTTGGTTGTGCTATTCTAAATAATTTTTGAAAAGTATAATGTCCTTTTGCAAAATTATATAATACTTTACCCAATCTGTTAACACTAAACTCTATATCTCTTAATTTAGATTTAGGTCTTTGTTGACCTAATGCCATCATATTTTCTGTACCTCTAACAGTTTCTGGTGCTTTTTCTGCAAAACCATGTAACATTTCAGGTAAACCAAATATAAAATCAATGTAAAACTCACATTGTTGTATCAGTCTATAAAACTCACCTGATAGTGGTTGAGGTGCAGGAAAGTGTGGCTCACCTTGTGTTGAGTCTACTTCTATAACTGCATTTGGATTTGCCCAATCTTTTTCTAATTGATTTAAATCTTCCACACTACCTAAAGGAACTAACAGTTTTAATCCTGCTGATGCTTGTGCATGAGATAAAGCTAATGACCATAATTTATTTAATAACCTTTGCATAGGTCTAGCCCTTGATACATCTGATTTAGGATATGGACTTTCTGTCCAAATGTTAGGCATGGCTATAATAGGATATATATCTGTATTTAAAATAGATTCATATAATACAACTTCACCCATAGTAGCACAAACTTTAACTCTTGTTTGAGGTACTTGAACTATTTGTATAACACCATTCTCAATATTTTCTTGGTTATCTGGGTTTTCCATAAACCTAGACATGTCATTTTCATTAAAAATAAATTCTTGTCCTGTAGCAGTATCTAATACTCTATAAAAAATAACCTTAACTTTAAAATATCTTTCTAGTATTTGATATCTTGCATAATCTCTATAATCTAAATTATCTGTATCTGATGGTGTAAAAGTAGACATAGAGTTTTTATTTTGTGCATTGGGATAATCTT